TATACTGGACAGACACAGGTAAGCTTGAGTGCTACGACATGCCAGTATTTAAGAATGCTAAAGGTAAAACTTTAATTAACTTACATGAGTTGCTAAGAATACTAAGCAATGAGGCAGATGAGTCATGCCTAGCAGTGATTGAACGTGTAAGCGCCATGCCAAACCAAGGTGTAAGCAGCACGTTTAGATTTGGCCAAGGCTTTGGTCAACTAGAGATGGGTATTGCAGCATGTAAGCTACCCATTCAATACGTCAGCCCCGCAGTGTGGAAGAAACACTTCGGATTAAACAGGGACAAAGGTGTCAGTCGTGGCCTAGCAACGCAACGTCTTCCACAATACGCCCACCTATTTGCTAGAGTCAAAGATGATGGTCGAGCAGAAGCCACACTTATTGCTCTCTATGCAGCAGAGAAACTTATCTAAGGAGAAGATCATGGGAACTCAGAAGAAACAAATCAAAGCACACCTCGAAGGTGGCTATCGTATCACAGCAATGGATGCTCTTAATTCTTTCGGTTGCTTTAGATTAGCATCACGCATCAGTGATCTTAAATCAGAAGGCTATCCCGTAGATAAAGTTATGGTTGAGACAGATACTGGTGCGCGTATTGCTCAGTATTATAATCCAAATACAGTACGCGGAGGTATGTAATGTATAAGCCTAAGCAAGTAGGTGCAGCAGCCAGCATCAATATGTGGGACGCTCATGTCAACAAGGCCAACAGCTCACCTGTTCAAGCGCGTGAGTACAAGCGCTCATCCTATGAGTTAGTCAGCGATAAAGTCATGGCAGATAGGATTCGTAGGGGTGATGTTATTGGTCAGCCATACCTTAGAGGTGAGACCAAGCAACGCCTTAAGAAATTCCAGCACTTGTCGGAAGAGGACTTCGATAAGTATGGCAAGCAAGAGTGACGCTACGTCATTTGCAATTGATCTAACTGCGTATAAGCAGTAGGTTACTATCAGGAAACAAAGGAGAAAACAATGGAACGCAAAGGTTTCATCGGAGGATCTGACTGCGTAAAGATTATGCAGGGAGATTGGTTACAGCTATGGCAAATCAAGACAGGGCTAGTTGAGCCAGAAGATTTGTCGCGCAACGTAGCCGTGCAGATGGGCATACAAACTGAGGACTTTAATTTAAATTGGTTCGCTCATGAGTATGACTTTAATTTACATAACAAGCAGCTAAGTGAAAGCGATAATATTATGGACATACCTGTTAAGGGTACGTTTGATGCTATGGTTTACACAGACGGCCCAATGCGGGAAGCACACATTGTCGAAGCCAAGCACACCAATGCTTACAATACTTTAGATAAAGTAATTGAGTACTACATGCCACAGTTGCAGTTATACATACAGCTTGCAGATGCAAAGGGTGCGTATCTATCTGTTATCTTTGGCAATAACAAATGGGAGTCTGCATATGTCAGCCGCAACCAAGAGTATTTCAGTTCTATGTGGGCGGTGGTGTCAGATTTCTGGGGTTACGTTGTTCGCAAACAAGAGCCAGTTGGTAATGACCAGCAAGTACAACTCTCAATTGACCAGATCAAGGTGGACAACATGGTGCGGAGAGACGCAGCTACAGACAACCACTTCGTTGACTTGGCCCATACATACACAACCCTCGAAGCAGATGCCAAAGCATATGAGTCAGCTAAAAAAGAACTCAAGCAAATGGTTGGTGATAACGAACGAGAAGTTTACTGCAATCAACTCACCGTCAAGCGAGATAAACGCGGATCACTCCGCATAACTAGGAGACTATAATGAACGACCTTGCAATCAAAGCGCTCATCAAAGCGCAGCAGAGCATGACCTCTGTAAAAAAAGACAGCATTAATCCTCACTTTAAAAACAAGTACGCCTCGCTTGAGGCAGTGATCGAAGCTACATCAGATGCCTTTCAGACCAATGGCTTTGCTGTGATGCAGCCATGTGGACGCGATGAGCTTGGCGTATTTGTTGAGACTAAGCTTGTCCATTTTACGGGCGGTGTGTTCTCAAGCAAAGTTTATCTAGCTTTAGATAAGCAGAATATGCAGGGCCTTGGCTCGGCAATAACCTATGGTCGTAGATACGGACTGCTCGGCATGGCTTGCCTTGCGACTGAGGACGACGATGGCAACGATGCCAGTAAGCCTTCAAGTAACGTTCAAGTTACCAAGGGCCTGACATCAACAGAAGGTAGTGGTGGTGGGTGGTAGATATACCAAACAAACCATACAAAAAGTTTGGTGTCCTCGTTGTGGAGCGAGGCCCAATCAACCCTGCATAGATAATGCAGATAAAAACCATCTTGAGAGGATGCAAAAAGTCCAAGACTTTATGAACTCTAAGATAAAACAAAGGAGCCAGAAGCATGGCAGATACATACGATGATACCAACAGAGGCGCAGCCTTTACTCCATTCCCAACACAACAGTTGATCCTCCAAGGCAAGGTCAATGTTGATGGCGTTGAAAAGAAAGTCTTGCTTGTTAGGGACGAGACTAAAGGTGGCAAGCAGATCATTGAGATGTATGAGAAGCTTGGCGTTTTCTTTGAGAACGATAAGAAAGGTAATGAGTCAGCGCCAGATTACAGTGGCCCAATGGGTGATGGATCTTCAAAGCGTATAGCTGGATGGAAAAAGATGAAGGACAACAAGCCTTATATGTCCTTTCAAATCAGCGACAAGCAAGGTTCCGCCACTACTACATCTGCACCTGTAGATAATACCTTGTCAGATGACACAATCCCGTTCTAAGATAAGGGTGTTCCTCGTTCGAGTCTCCTAGCTCGACGGACTATCTCTCCTGATATCAACTGGGCAGCCTTCGGGCTGTCCTTTTTTAACTAAAGAGGCAACGAATAATGCAACCAGAAAAACTAATCGAACTGGTCAAGGCATCCGAGCATGGTCTAAGCAAAACAGAAGCAGCCGAAAGAACAGACATTCCATACAGGACAGTGCTGGTCTACGCCAAAAAATATAATCTAACCTTTGCTTGCGGAAAGAAGATTGCTCATGCCAGATACAGAGAAACCAAACACCACGAAGACCTACAGCGCCAGCAACTCAAACGCCTTGGCAGCTATGGACCGAAGCTACAGACTCTTGCGGATACTTATAGATCAAGCAAAGAGTCTGGGAAGATACAATCAGGTTCAGCGACTAGAGGAATTAGAGGCCCTACTATTCATAATAGATCAGCGCTCGAAGAAAAGCTAAGAGTCAAACTCTCTCAAGCCGAAACAAAATCTCAAAGAGAAGATGTTATCTACTGGTTCAAATGGTACTGCCATGAGAAAGATTTAATTAAAAGAAAGAAACGCCCACCGTTTCCAAGAATGGAACGTGAAGATTGGGAGCATCGGAACTTTGCAAAGCGTGAGTCTATCGCAAGACGTGGCAGAATACTGGACGCTTTATCTACAAAGCCACAGACAGCAAATCAAATCTCAAGCATCACTGGTTTTGATTTAAGATCAACGTCATTGTTTATGCATAATTTATTTAGAGAAGGTAAGGTGGATCGTAAAACAATCACCGCCCCTAAAGATAAAAAGAATAAAGTTTATTTATATACAGACACAGGAAGTTAAGGGTATCGTGTGGGTGGCAGCTTTAACGTTGGCACATTTGGTAGCGCGTAACCAATAAACAACCAGACCCCGTGGTTTAGACTGTTGAGATTACACCACCCACACAAACTTTATACTACAAGTTCAAAATGAGGGCCATCTATAAATGGCCTTCTACCCTGAGACCTTCGCAAATCAATGTAACTATTCATAGCATCTTCCATGTTACCTTCACTGAACTGTGCAATGTTAGGCACAGACCAAGCAGCACCCCACACTATAGGCACATCAACTTCACGGGCAGCCTCTGACATGGCATCCGCGATCTCGTCATAGAGATTGAGTTCCCATCTGCCACCGTTAACGTAAGCCATTAGATCAACAGCCAAACCGTCGATGTGCTTAGACTTCATGGTCTGACTTGCGCCCTTGGCAACTAAAACCTTTTGCTCTTCTATGGTACGCATCCCACAAATTACAGAGAAGTCTTGCTTGGTGACACTGATTGCGTATTTAACAACAGCAATCATGCGCTCATCAATACCTTCAAGCTTAGATACACTACCTTTGCCTAGTTTATACGTCATTGTTTTAATCCTTTCATTGTACGAATCCCAAAGCTAGCTGCTATTGAGGCGTACATTGCCCAGCTAAACCAGCTTGGTGCTGCCTGTAAATTAATAAAGCCTTGCTCCATGTATGGCTGAAGGCCAGGAATAAAGCTACCTAACACTATGAATATAAAGCATAAAGTCCAAGCCTCATCCTTCCAAGAATCTTTGCTTGCTTCAATCGCTGACTGCTCCCAGCTTATTTCACCAGTAGCAATCTTCATTTTAGTTTCAGCCTCTGCTTTTTTTACAGCAGTCTTACCGTCTATATAACTAGTAGCTAAACCAGCTACGCTATTTATAATGGCTAACATTACTTACCTCCAATCTTAGAAAACCCAAAGAAAGCTCCGACTAATGCAGATACGGATACAAAATACACACCAGCTATAGAAGACAACGATTTAGTAGCCTGTTCTAATCCCAAGAAGGAGCAGAGAACAATAGCCAGAGGATACAGGAGCATACCTGAGAGGGCAAACCATGTCATTCTGCGCTGTGCGTCCCGCATTGCATCAGCGTCATCTAGCACACGCCTCCTGTCCTCTAAGGCTAGTGTGTCCCATTCAGTTTTACTTACACTTCCGCTTCCGTCTAAATCAGCTTTTTCAAACTCAGTCATAATGGTTTCTCCAACTCGTCAATGGCACCCCAAGTGCTGTCAATGTCTGCTTGTAAATCATTAAGCTTCTGGTCAATGCCGTTAGTAATTAGCTCCGCTCGTTCGACCTTTGATTTAAGTTCTATTAGTGTTCGCTGTTGCTCTAAGATGTTGGTCATTTGCGTGCTGATTGTAGTCAGTTGTGTGTTTAAGCCAGCAACATTGTTCTG